TTACTATTGCTTGAATTTCGTTATAATCGTAACCGGCTTGAGCTAATCTATCTTTTCTTTCTTGCCCGTTACCAAAATCTCCGTTAATAACTTGTTTAGTAATATTTTCTTTAATACTTTGTGAATTAAATAGAAGTTCATTAACTTTTCTTTGTACATCGTCGTATCTGCTACCTAATGCTAATTTTCTATCTTCTCCATTTCCATAAACTCCAGCAATCACTTCTCTTGCTAAAGTATCAGTATCTTTTTGATTAGTATCAGTATTAGCTGGTTTTTCTTCGTTTTGAGCTGTTAATAATTGGTTTGGAGTAAAACAACCAATTATTCCATCATAAGGTGCTTTTGATATAGTTACATAAGGTTTTGGTGAATTTTGAGCTAAACATTTAAAAGTTCCATCACCATTATCTTCTAAAATGAATCCTACATGTGATAATGGTGCATATTTGCAGTTATTCCAAATAACTACTGTCCCCTTTACCATTTGATTAATAGGTACTTCTTTATAGTATTTTAAAATACCATTATTTGCTTTATTTTGTGCGATAGATTTTGCATAACCACTAGGGTAACAATTGATATAACAATCGTTATATAGATAGTTAAAATAATTAAATAGATCTACGCATTGTGGTCCGTATGCCTTGTCCAGGTCTATTGATTGACCTAAAACTCTATTTATAAAATCATCAAAATTAGTAAACTTTTCCATTATTTCACCTCTTCTTCTTGTTCTTCTTTAAATTCATATTTTTCTATTAGTTCTTTTTGGTCCATTTCTTCAAGTCTTGGTTTACTTTCTAAAACTTCTTCTACTTCCTCTTCGATAATTGCTTCTTCTGGAGAAACAACTGCTTCTATGTTAAATAATTCTTCCATTTTCTTACTCCTTATTTTCTATTTTTAGTTTTGGTTCTTCTGTTTTTGATTTTTTGTTATCAAAATCATAAATACCATTAGCATTCATTGATATGAATATGCTTGACAGAATATAAAGCAGTATATTTGCTACTTTAAATTGATTAGTTGCTATATTAGTTAAAACAACTATTATTACAGCTACAAAAAACGATAGATATTTTGTAGGTATTCTTTCAATACCTTTTATATCTTTAATAAATTGAGTTACTCCAAATACTGCTGTTACACAAGTCGCATAAGTAAGCAACATTTCGTAAGTGAAAAATTTATCCATATTCCCTCCTATAATTTTCCTAAATTTTTTAATTTAATAAATTGTTCGTGTATGTACGAATTTTGACCATATACATTCGTATATTTTTCATAATTGTGGTAAATCCACCTTATCTCATCGCTAGAAAGTTCTTCGCCTCTTAAAAGTCTTGCAAACTCTATTGTTAAGAAGTTCTTGCAATCGTTTATGCCTAACTCATATATACTGCTTTTAATATCTTTAATATCATTATTAATAATCACTAGTTTTGCTTCTATAGCTTCATTAATTGGTTGTAATTGTTCTTTAATAACAACATTCAAAGCTTTTTTTATATAAACAACTAAAGCAATAATTCCACCTATTAAAGTCACTAAAAATAATATTTCACTTGATAAATTTCCTAAAGTTATATTACTCATTCATTTTCTTTATCCTTTCTTTTTATTCTAAAATTTCTATAGTTACATAAGTACCTGTTCCATTATCGCCA